ATATTATCTTGGTAATCCCTACGAGATATATTTAAACGATTACAATGATACCAGAGGATTTCATTTATTTGATTTGAATTCTTTAGAATTGACTTCAATTAATAATCCATATCGCATGTTCTATTCAGTTTTTTATGAGGACAATGATCCACAACTGTTTGATGCGAGAGAATATGAAAACAAAATAGTAAAGTTAATCATAAGAAAAAAATCTGATCCTAAAAAATTCGACAAATTTTTAGATAAATTATACGCCGCTAATGTTGCAGAAATTAAAATCGTAGAAAGTTTTAGAATAGATGAAGAGATTCAAATAGATGAATTAGAATCTGAAGATACTGTATCTTTACTTAACCGATATGTTGAAGATTCTGATGTAATTTTGGATAAAAATATTATTAAAGGAATTATCCAAAATATATACAAAGAGGCATGTGAGATGATCTAATGTTTATTCTAACAATAGAAGGAAAAGAAGATGAAGGTGCATACTCCGTAGTAAATGAAGATGGAGAACAAATATTGTATCTCTTTGAACAAGAAGACGATGCAGTTAGATTTGCTATGATGCTAGAAGATATGAATTATCCTTCTATGCATGTTATTGAAATTGATGATGATGTTATTATTAAAACATGTGAAATGAATGATTATCAATACGCAATAATTACTGAAAACGATATTGTAATTCCCCCTCAAGAAAATGATCTTATTTGAAAAAATTAAGTATAAAAACTTTTTAAGTACTGGCAATCAATTTACTGAAGTATCTTTTACGGGAAGTCCTACTACTTTAATTATTGGTAATAATGGTGCAGGTAAGAGTACCATGTTGGATGCCCTTACATTTTCTCTATTTGGTAAATCATTTAGAGGAGTAAATAAACCACAACTGGTCAATTCTACTAATGAAAAAGATTGTGTAGTTGAGGTTGAATTCACAATTGGTTCTAATAAATGGAAGGTTATTCGAGGAATTAAACCTGCTATTTTTGAAATTTATAGAAATGATAAACTACTGAATCAAGATTCTGCTTCCACTGATCAGCAAAAATGGTTGGAGCAAAATGTTCTTAAAATGAACTATAAGTCATTCACTCAAATTGTTATTTTGGGTAGTAGTAGTTTTGTTCCTTTTATGCAACTTTCTGCTGCTCATCGCAGAGAAGTCATTGAAGATTTGTTGGATATTAAAATATTTTCATCTATGAATGGTTTAGTGAAAGAAAAAATCCGTTCAGTAAAAGATGAGATTAAAGTTCTTGAATTAAAACGAGAATCTTTTCAAGATAAAGTTGATATGCAAGAGAGTTTTATCGAAGAACTTGAGAATAGAGGAAGGGATAATATAAGCAACAATAATCGGAAAATTTCCGATTTGGATAAGGAAATCGAACAGTATTTGAAGGAAAACGAATCTGTAGAAGAACCTCTTCAAGAACTTATTCGTGAGCAAGATGCTATTGCGGGATATGCAGATAAACTTCGTAAGTTAGGAAACCTTAAAGGAAAAATCTCTCAAAAGGTATCTACAATTACTAAAGAGCATAAGTTTTTTACAGAGAATACGGTATGCCCCACCTGCACACAATCAATTGATGAGGAATTTAGGATAAATAAAATTGATGACGCTCAAAATAAAGCAAAAGAGTTGCAATCTGGTTATAAAGAACTAGAGGAGGCAATTAAAGAGGAAGAGAAACGAGAGTGTCAATTCAATTCTCTATCTAAGGAGATTTCAAATCTAACGAATGGCATTTCTCAAAACAATATTAAGATTAATGGATTGCGAAGACAAATCAAAAATCTTGAATCTGAAATTCAAACTCTTACCGAAAACCTTGCAAATCGAAATTCTGAACATGAAAAGTTAGAAGAATATAAAAATAATTTGAATTCTGTACTGAGTGATTTAGATTCTGTAAAGGAAAAAATTAATTATTACGATTATATCTACAGTCTCTTAAAAGATGGTGGAGTAAAAACTAAAATTATTAAAAAGTATTTGCCTCTTATTAATCAACAAGTCAATCGTTATTTACAAATGATGGACTTCTATATTAATTTCCATTTGGATGAAGAATTTTCTGAATCCATTAGATCTCCGATTCATGAAGATTTTTCATATACTTCATTTAGTGAAGGTGAAAAAATGAGAATTGATTTGGCTCTTCTTTTTACATGGAGAGAAATCGCTAAAATCAAAAATTCTTTGAATTGTAATATTATAATTTTTGACGAAACTTTTGATTCCTCTTTAGATGGATTTGGTACAGATGAGTTTTTAAAGATTATTAGGTATGTAATTAAAGACGCAAATGTATTTGTAATCTCTCATAAAGAAGGTATGCGAGATAAATTTAATAACGTAATTAAATTTGAGAAAATAAAAGGATTTAGTAGGGCAGTTTAAAGAGTGGCACAGGGGTCGTCCAATGGGCGATCTTTTTTTGTATTATACGCACATACGACATAAATCAAATGCCTGTCTCTCACGAAATCAAGTCTCAACTTGCCAAATTGCTTGCCACTGAGGATCTCGTTGTCGAGCATAAAAAAGTTTCTACTGCCTGCTTTAATGTCCACACTCGTGTTCTGACACTTCCTTTGTGGGAAAAAGCAAGCAATCTTGTGTATGACCTTCTGGTGGGTCACGAAGTTGGTCACGCTCTCTTCACTCCTGATGAGGATTGGACTGAGCAAGTAAAGGTTCCTGCTCAATTTGTAAACATCGTAGAAGATGCTCGCATTGAGAAGTTGATGAAGCGTAAGTATGCAGGACTTGCTAAAACTTTCTTCAATGGATACAAAGAATTAAACGAGGAAGATTTCTTCCAGATTGCTGATGATGATATCTCTACTTTTAATCTTGCTGACCGTACCAATCTTTATTTTAAAATTGGTAATTTTGTAAATTTAAAATTCGACTCAGAAGAGCAAGAAATTATTGACATGATTTCTGCTACTGAAACTTTTGCTGATGTTTTAATTGCAGCGGAAGAACTTTACAAATATTGTAAAAAAGAAAAAGAACAAGAACAAAAGATTGCTAACTTTGATTCTCATGAGCAACAAGGAGGTTCTCAATCACCTTCTAATGAAATTATAGAGACTAATAATTCTGATTCTGAACAAGATGGTGATGGTGATAATTCTCAACCAAAAGAGAATGAAGGAACTGGTGGAAATTCTCAAGGTGAACAAACTCCAATCAAATCTTCTGGGGATGATAATGAACCTGAAGTTCGTACTGCTGATTCTCTAGAGGAAAAGATTCGTGATCTTGTTGGGAATGATTCATATGAAAATATGTACGTAGAAGTTCCTCAACTAAATTTGGACAGTGTTATTGGTAAAAATTCTGATGTTCATAAAGATATTGATGCATCTTTTGAACATCAACAAAAAATTCACAATGAGCATTCTCAAATGAGTGGTTATCCCACAATAAATTTATATGAAAATGTTGATCTTGAGTTTAGGAAGTTCAAATCTTCAGCACAGAAAGAAGTCAACTATCTCGTGAAAGAGTTTGAATGTCGCAAGGCAGCAGACCAGTATGCTCGTGCGTCAACTGCTCGCACTGGTGTTCTTGATACTGCTCGACTTCATACCTACAAATATAACGAAGACCTTTTCAAGAAGGTTTCTGTAATTCCTGATGGTAAGAATCATGGACTAGTGTTTGTTCTAGACTGGAGTGGATCTATGTCTGATGTGATGGTTGATACTTGTAAGCAACTATTCAATCTCGTTTGGTTCTGTAAAAAAGTTAATATTCCATTTGAGGTATATGCTTTTACTAACGAGTGGCGTCGAGGGGAGTATGACTATGAAACTGGAAAATATATTGCGGTAGACCGTGCTTCGCATTATGAAAAGAAAGAAAATTTATTGGTTGTGGATGAATCTTTCTCCATGATGAATATTCTTACCAGTAAAGTTTCTGGTAAGCAGATTGAAAAGCAAATGCTGAATATTTGGAGACTTGCTTGTTGTTTTAAAAATACTTATAGGTCTACGTACACTTATCCAAATCGTTTGAGTCTTTCTGGAACTCCTTTGAATGAAGCACTGATTTCTCTTCATCAAATCCTTCCAAAATTCCAAAAGGAAAACAAACTCCAGAAAGTTCAATGTATTGTTTTGACTGATGGTGAGGCAAATCAACTAGTTTGTCATAAAGAAGTGAGGCGACATTGGGAAAAAGAACCATATATGGGAGTTGGACATATTAATGCTATGAGTACTTTTTTGCGAGATCGTAAACTTGGCACTACTTACAAGATTGGATATGGGTATCATGAATTTACTGATGTTTTACTTAATAACTTAAAGGATAAGTTTTCTTCAACAAACTTCATTGGTATTCGTGTCCTTGAGAGTCGTGGTGTTCAAAGATTTATTAGTCTTTATCATCAAATTGGTGATAACGATTATGACAAAATTCAAAATGACTGGAAAAAAGTGAAAAGTTTTACCATTACAAAATCTGGATATAATGCTTATTTTGGAATGTCTTCCGCTGCTCTTTCTCAAGATAGTGAGTTTGATGTTGCAGAATCTGCTACTAAGTCTCAAATCAAATCTGCATTTGTTAAATCTTTGAAGACCAAAAAACTAAATAAAAAAGTTCTTGGTGAATTCATTTCTTTAGTTGCATGAAACAAAAATTTCCACTTGAACATCTAGTCAAATATGACACTAAAGAAGTGTTAGTAATTTGTGATAGTGCAATTACTGCTATGGGTATTCCTGCTATTGTAAAAAAATACTATCCAGGATATACGGGCAAAATTGTGAGTAGAGATTACTTTGAAAAATTTAAGAGCCAGTTGGCGAACTGACCACTGAGAACCTTTCAGAACCAATTTTACCCTTATAATTATTGAGTTGAACAAACACATCGTTATGACACTTTCTTCTGATTACATCCGCACCTCTCTTCAAAATCTTTATGGCAACAACATCACCAGTGCCGATGTTCGTGCTTGGTGTAGTATGAATGATACTAATTACCAAACTGTTACTAATAAAATTTATCAATATAAAACTGGTCATGGTAAATGGAATCTTGAAGTGACTCAACAAAAAGTGGAAGAAATCGAACGTACTTATCAAGCACCCGCAGTGGTTCCTCCTGTAGAGCAAAATCTCATTCCTGATAAAGATGATACCTTCGTCAAGTTTGGTAATTTTAACGATATTAAACGCATTATTCAGTCCAATCTCTTTTATCCTACGTTCATTACGGGTCTTTCGGGTAATGGTAAAACGTTCAGTGTTGAGCAAGCGTGTGCTCAACTTAAGCGTGAATTGATTCGTGTAAACATTACAATTGAAACTGATGAAGACGACCTTATCGGTGGATTCCGCCTTGTTGATGGAAATACCGCTTGGCATAACGGTCCCGTTATTGAGGCACTGGAACGAGGAGCAATCCTTCTCCTTGATGAAATCGACCTTGCATCTAACAAAATCCTGTGTCTTCAATCCATCCTTGAAGGCAAAGGTGTTTTCCTGAAAAAGATTGGTCGCTGGGTAAAACCCGCTGCTGGGTTTAACGTGATTGCCACCGCAAACACCAAGGGTAAAGGTTCTGATGATGGACGTTTCATCGGCACCAACGTGCTCAACGAAGCATTCCTGGAGCGTTTCCCTGTGACCTTCGAGCAGTCCTATCCCGCCCCAGCAACTGAGCAGAAAATCCTTGAGGGGGTCGCTCTGGACCTTGGAGTAGAGGATCGTGACTTCTGCAAGCGTCTGGTGGACTGGGGTGATATCATCCGCAAGACCTTCTACGATGGTGGTATTGAAGAAATCATTAGCACCCGTCGTCTGGTTCATATCATCCGTGCTTACAGCATCTTCCAGGATAAAGCAAAGGCAATCCAAGTTTGTGTCAATCGTTTTGATGACGAAACTAAGCAAGCATTCCTTGAACTTTATGACAAGGTTGATGCTGACTTCCAGATGCCTAAAGAATATGAGCATGTAACTTACGACCTTGACCAACAAACTCAATCCTGATAAAATATAAGGAGGTAAATCTGCCTCCTCTTTTTGTCCTTTTACTATGAAACAAAATGTCTGAAATTCCTGATAAAAATAAAAATTTTACTTCCATTTACGGAGACTTTATCGCAACTGAAGATTCTTATCCTTCGCCCGACACTATTTCTTTTGCTGGATCTAGACTTTACGGTGGAATGAGTGATCAATCATATTGGGAAAGTGATGGGATTAGTCTTACTGGTAATCCTGCTCCCATGGGCGAAGACCGTATCACTTTAAATCCACCAACCCCCAAAGATGAATCGCAAAACAATTTTTGGAAATTTGGTGAAGGTAAAACTCTCAAAGCAGTAGAAGATTACATTATCAGCACTTATAAAGCACATTACGCATCTGATAATTCTAAAGTTCAAGTTC